TATAAATCCTCCTTTTTATTAAAATGGAATTTCGCTGTCATATCGGAACCCTTTAATAATCTTAAAAACTTGCTCCCAGGCCCCAACCAAAACACCGTCAATGAATCTCGGGTCATAATTTTGTATAGGTGTATCAGCTGGATAATATCCCCGGCTGGCTACTGCTTGTTGGATCTCGGCAACCGTCACATTGTTTGCCCGCATTAGGTCGGCCAACTGCTTAGGAACGCCCGCCAGGATGTCTACTGGTTCATCCCAGGGGGCGGGCTCGTCCTCGGTTGAATCGATAAATTTAACGTCCTGCAATGGCACCTGTTCCGGCTCGGGCTGTTGAATTGGTCGGGCCTGAGCAGTTGGCTTCCCCCGGGTGATGATCAGCGGCCCGATTTCGTCATAATCCAGCGGGATCTCAGGCAGTAAGTCGTGCCGGTTCTTCGCGTCCCAGCAGGGGTGATGGGTGGTATAGATTACCCGCTTGCCACCCTGTACCTTGTTTTTGCCTTTCTGAGCGCCCTGGCCGTCGACATTAATAACATGAGTCTTGTAATTGGCAAATAGGACCATATCAGCCCATTCTTTGACCAGTGGAGCAGTTTTCTTTTGGAGTTTAAGCTCCCAGCGATCATAAGACCCAATCTCATCCGGCTGCTCGAATTTTCTCATCCAGGCATGAGCAACCAGAACTACATTTATTCCGACATCAATGAGTTCTGATAATCTGTTGAGCAGCCGTCCGAATTCTTCTTCAAGGTAGGTGTAGCCTTTTCCATAGCCCCATCCTTCTAGACCATCTTTCTTGTCACGAGCACAGAGATGTTCAATGCAAAGTTTTTCGGCCCAGTCTGCGGTATCAATGACCAGGGTGTCACAGATATGGGGATTCTGCTTAACGTATTTAACTTCTTCTATAAGCATGGTCCAGCTGGTGGGTTTAGGCAGCCGGGCTACATCCATATGCTTAGTGCTTCCCTCAGTATCGATAAAAACCGCATTAGGAAACTTAGCTGCAAAGGATGATTTACCAATGCCTTCCGGGCCATAGATAACTATTTTTTGAGCTCCTACAATTACGCCTCTGCTTATCTGCACCTAGAATTCACCTGCCTTCCATGACGGAGTTATTGCTTCTGGCTCGGCAGTCATATTGGGTGCTTCTGCCCCCTTGATACACCCGTCCTCGATAATGATGCTGCACTCATCACCGGTACTTACCCTGGTAGCAACCACCTGTAATCCTTCCTGTTCCAGCCAGGCTCCGAATTCATTAAGGGTTTCTATGTCCATCTGTTCCAGCTTATCCATAAGGACAAAGCCGCATTTCGGATTCAGCCGGCGCACAATGGCCACAGCTACCTTGAGCTGGTCGCTGCTGCTCATGTTGTCCCACTTGAATCCGTTATAAGTCAGCTCACCATCCACAACGGAGAGACCCGGCAGGGGCAGATCGGCACCATTGAGCAGGTCAATTTTAGCTTGTCTGACTTCTTCTAGCTTAACGGTTAGGGCATTGTACTGATTGATGTATTCCTGGGCATCCATTTCAGCCTTATCCTTATCCATGTTGGCCCGGACTTTGCGATTGATTTCCTCGATGTTGGCAATGTTGGCTTCAAGCTCAGCAGTGGATTCATCGTGGAGTTGTTCAACTGTTTTTCGTGCTATGGCTATGTCGGCATCCAGCTGATCACGCTGTGCCTTTAAGGAAATTAACCGCTTTTCCAAATCAGCAATTTGTTTTTGCACTTCGTTGTAATTGAATTCAAGGGTACGCAGGTTTTCGCGTTTTCGCTGGTTCTCGCCATTGCGAGCCAGAATTTCTTGCTGTTGTTTGATGAGGTCAGATGCAGATATAAGTTCTTTAGGTGCGTCCGGGTAATAAGGCTGCTCGGCTGCAAACTTTTTTTTCTGGTCAGCAATCTGCCCAATGGCATGTCGCTGGTTGTAAATTTCCTTTTCCTGCTGTTCCAACTCAAATAGCTTGTCCCCTACACCAATAATCTGCAGCAGGGTCTGAGCCTTTTCTTTATTACTGGCTTGTATAAATTTGGGCAGGTCTAGTGCCAGCTGCTCTACAAACTCATTGAGCAGTTGCTGACCGCCTTTACGGCCTTTCGGGTCGATTACTTTAAGGTCAGAGTTTTTCCCCTTGCGCTCGACTACTAGGCCATTTGACAAAACGACATGAAGGTAAGGCGGGATCACTGACCCTTCGCGCTGAGGTTCTGATGGACGGTACCGCTCACCGCCCAGGGCCCAGCAGATAGCATCCAATACGCTGGTCTTACCCTGATTGTTCTTTCCGCCCACTATAGTCAGCCCATTGGCCGTAGGTTCGATCTTAACGGCCTTTACGCGCTTTACATTTTCGATTTCTAGCTTGTTTATTTTGATACTCATAGGTCCTCCTTTACTGGTCGTAATTTACTCAATTTCACGGTTTTATACCCCATCCCCACTAACGGCCGTGGCTTCCCTCGGAAGGTGTTCCCGATCGGGAACGTTACTCGGGCCCGATCCACACAAACCTCTAAGATCTCCCCCAGGGAGTACCCGCCGCCCGTGCGGGGAACCATGACTTTATCGCCTGGCTTCATGGTTCGATCACCCTCACTTCCACTTGCTGCCGTCCCCACTGCCAGCACTCGGCCTCGGTGGGCAGATAGACGTCGATTACATTCCCTTTGACTGCCCCCCCGGTATCCAGCGCCACTGCCTCGCCGTACCCTTCAATACAGAGCCGGGTACCCAGCGGTATCACTTCCGGATCCACGGCAGCCGTTCCGACTGTTGGCCAGGTGCCGCTTGCTGTGCGGTTCCCCGTCCAGGTATAGGCCGTAGCCTCCATGGTCAGGATTCGCTCCCCGCCCCGGGAGACTTCCTCGTCTATCATCCGGGATGCTTCCCGCTCGGCATCCAGGTTGGTAATCTGCTCGGTGGTCAGTCCGTCGTAGGCCCCGGGTGCCGGCTCGTAGGGGTCAACGGATATACCGTCGCATACCAGCGCTAGACCCAAAAGCAGGGCCACAATAAAGATTAGTACCCGCATAGCCACCTCGCCAGATTGTAGATTAGTACCAGTGCCCCTAGCGCAATTGCTGCTGCTGTGATAGCCTGTCCCACCAGATCTACTTTTCGGTTGAGCTTCTGCATTTCACGGACTTCGGGAGCGGTCACATCTATGTAGGTTTTAGGCTCCTGCCGCTCGATCTGTCGCGTCCTGGCGGCCGGGTTCGCCGGGGTGACTCGGTTGTAATAGCTAGTTGCTCCTGAGATTCTTCGCATGGTTCTCCTCCCTTTCCGGGTCGTGCCAGGCCACCAGCCTGCCAGGGCTAAGGCCCCAGCCGTATGTGCTCGGCTGGCGTCGGGTCTTTTTCCGCATCTGCTTTTTCCACTCACGGTGTCTGCGCTTCGTTCTGCCCATGATCACGCCTCCCTTACTGGGAATATAGAGATCAGCTGAATATGATTACAGATAAAAGGCGTATGATGTTGTAGAAGCTGAGCTAGCCGGATCGTGTCTTGGTACTTTTTCCGGGCCTCAATTATGTTGTTGGCTTGGATTTTCACGGTATACTGGTTGCGCCTGGCGCGCGGGAATTGTTTGTATGTCACCTTGAAGGTTTTCACTTGGCTTGTCCTCCTCTCTCTCAGATGGGGCGTTGCGGTGCCCCGGTAGACGTGATATACTGTAGGTACAATCATTTCTTAGTCCGCTTTGTGCGGGCTTTCTTTTTTACCTACCCTCAATGGCGTCACCTCCTCCCAGCAGTCGATCTTCTTTCAGCAATTTTCCAACCATCCATCTGACTAGAACTTGCATATCCACTTTTACGCCTCCTCACTATTGTGATTTTTCCAGGCAAAAAAAAGACGTTCCATTGTCAATTCCTCAGGGTCCTCCCCCAGGCTGATAAAATACGTCCTGATTTTCAGCATATCACTCATGCTAAAATCCACTTCATTATTAAGTTTTTTGCCGTAAGTGATATATGTGGTTCCAGTTACTTTCCCCATGTCTAGCTGGGTTTTTCCGTATTTCGCCATGAGCGCCCGCAATTCGGGGAATGTCGGTGCAGCTTGTCCTGTTTTTCTCAAAAATTTCCCCCCCTTCAACATCACTATAGTGATGTTATCACAATAGTGAAATTTCTGTCAATATTTATCTTAACATTTTACTAATAATTTTTATCACTATAGTGTAAAATGAAATCGAAAAGGGGCTGATAACAATGACAGAGAACTTGAAGCTATTTGCTACCCGCCTAAAAAACTTGAGAATCGAAAAGGGATACACGCAGGAAGAACTCGCGGACTTAATTGACTGCGCGCCAGGGCTGATTTCATATTATGAAACGATGCAAAGAGAACCAGGGTTCAGTAATATTTTGGCCCTGTGCGAAGTGTTTGGGGCTACCAATCTTATCCCGAATTTAATTACTTCTATATACAGCCGGGCAGCGCCCCGGTTATTTTTTGATTATTTTTAATTTAGGTATTGACTTTA